CAGTTGCAAGAAAAAAATCTTATTGATTCAAGAACCAAAAAAAGAATTATGACTGGAAATGATGATTATGAGGACGATGGGAAACCTTGGAATGGGTGGCCTACACAATCCCATGAAAAAATCAGAAATGAACTTGTCAACCACATAAAGTCTTTAGGCCACGACGGTATTGTTTACATGAACCGTTACGAAGGCCTGCCTCGGCATGAAAGACAGGAATTGGAAGATCGTATTGGCGTAATACAAAAAATGCCTGATGATGAGGTGTCGCATATTTTGCCTAGCGCAAAAGACTCGTACATTATTTTTGATAAGAATCAGGCAAAAGCTGTTTACGGTAATTTAGGAACTTACGATCGAAAGAAAGATGAAATGTGGAAGGCGGCAGGAGGAATTGTTCAGGATCCGCAAAAAGCAATTCGCAAAGCAATGATGATTGCCAGACAAGCACGCGATGTAGGTGGCCGCACAACAAAACCACTGGAAGGACCGCCAACTTCATATTTTGAGGTCGCCCCCGGCAAGACTTGGGACCCGGCGCAGCAAGAATCTTGGGAGCAATTACATCCTCAAGCTAAATCCGCTATTTCTAATAGAATGATCGAAGAGTTCGTTCCAAAATGGAAAAAGCAGACCGGCATAAAGGGTGAACTAAGTCACGGTTTAGGTGGATTTGGCGGATACACAAATCCCAATTTTACGTTCAGGCCAAACAACCCAGCCGATATTAATGCTTCAATGAACGGGCTTGGAGAGCTATTCCGTCAAGATTCAATGATGGGCGCTCATCACGAACCATTTGAAGGAAGTTTCCCTTCTGGTCTAGTTCGCATTCGATTGCCTAAAAATGCGACTAATGATCATGTCCATGATATCTATACCGCTTTGAATAACGCGGGTCTTGCGGAAGGTCATTCAACTGACCTAGAAAACAGGACGATGGATATCCTTTCTGGATCCAATCACGATGAAGCGCTGGAAGCCGCGCACAAAATGGACAAAGTCTTGGGCGGCAAGTACAATTTGCATGCCTATCCTACCAACATATCTTTTCCAAGCCACGGTGAAAATTATGGCCGTATTCAGTCACCCGGATCCGAAAGATCCAACGCATCCACATCGAGTGCCAACAATCCTCTTCAGGCAGAAGCAGAGGAAAGACTCAAAAACCTTCTCGCAGAAGCGCACTTACAAGGCGGCGGGCACGAAAAACCCGTAGATTTTTCGAGCCTTGATTCAATCAGCCGTATTTATGGCGGGAAAATAAAAGTTCCCAGCAGATCTATTATTACCCCCGGAAGCCCAGAAGGCACTCTAGGCGTTAAAGGAGCACCCGGTGTAAATTTCATGGGAAAACAACCCCATGAATTTACGCCTGCTGAATGGGGTCATTTTGGAGAAGAGCATGGCGTGCCTTCTTTGGGGCCAAAAGACACCGCAAAATGGCAAGCAGGCCTGCAGAAAATTAAAACCCTAAGCGGCCGAGACATGACAGTGCCGGGAGGAATTGATAATCCCGAGCCATTTTCATATTACGACTTGCTGCATCTGAAATCTCAGGGAATCAATCCAAACGATTTGCCTCCAGAGGTTCATCAGAAAATCCACAATCGTATGATCAGCGCCATGCAACCGGCGGGCAGGCCATCCTCTACGCAAATTGCAAATCAAATGATGTTTGGAATGATTTCTCCAAACCAACCATTGACCCCAAATGAATTGGCATTACAAAGAATCATGGCAAAAGGACCGAGAGATATTGAAACTCTTGCGTCAATGATTCCGCACCATTATTCGGAAGATATTCCAAGCAGAGATCAGTTAAATCATTTTTCCAGAGCTATTTCCAGCCAACTTGGATTGCATGCAGCAAGTCGTGGCGGTATTGGTGCTTCTGGATCTGCAAACTATGCAGATATTGCAGAATTCGCGCAAAAAATGCGTGATCGTCCCGACTTTTTTACATTTGACCCTACAAAGATTCCGGGCAATAGCCCAAGCGAAAAATGGTCTAATCATGTAGCGAGGGTAATTAACGAAGTACGGGGATTGAGCGCCAAAACAGGATCACTCGCCAGTGTTTGGCAATCTCCAAAAGACGCTGCAATTTCTGCAATTGATCGCCATATGGCGACTAGATTTCAAGACAATGTTTTTGATGATCCTCAGCAACAACAAGCATGGCAACAAGCTACACTTAAAGCATTTAATTCTGGAAAAAAGAAATCTGATCGAGTTGATTCTTTTCAACAAATGCTTAGAACGCCCGGCGGTCGAGGCCATTTTGTAGATGCCATCTTGGCTCATGTAAATAACATTCCAAGTGCAAAAACCAGAATCAAACGAACTGGCGAATACAATCCATCAATTCCAGAAGGTCTTAGGAATGTAAATTGGGTTAGTAAAGAACCAGAGCAAATGTCAATGATCGCTGGTCCTTACGTTCGTGCTTTGGAACAGAACCAACGTGAAGCCGAAGCGGCAGGTCAGGGGTTGTTTTCCAATCAATGGATGTTATGGGATCGGATCAGAAACCGCCTTGAACCGCATGAAATTTTGTATCCGGGTTTGGAAAATTTGCCACGGATGAGCCTTGAACAAATGAGGAAGGTTCGCGACGATCTTTCAAAATCAGGGTACATGGCAGAATCTGGTACTGTAAAACCGTTGCCAAGCGCATCTCATGCTGGATATTTCGCATCTGGTGGCGCAATAGATAAAGCTTTGGCTATCGCCAAGAAAACTGGGAGCAAGTGATGGGCGGAAACACTCGGATCGATCCACGCGCATTGGATGTCTTTCAAGGTCTTGCCACCAGCGGAATGGCACCCCTCAGCACCGGCATGCCGGGTCAGGCGGCAGGCCCCCCATCCGCACGCCTCGCGACCGGGAAAACCCCCGTAGCCCATCCCGCCATGATGATGCACCCCATGCCCCCCGGCATCATGCGCCGCAAGTCTGGCGGCCGGGTGAGCGCCAAGGAAGCAAAACGGCGCAAAGCCATTGCAGATGCATTAAGTTTAATTGCACAATCACCTGAATTCGGCGCGTTGCTGCGTGGTGCCGATGGACAGGACACGCAGCAACCACCGGGACGCCGGTAATTCTTTTGGAGAATCGACATGTCTGAAATGGCAAAATCGGCCCGAAAAGCCATGAAGAACAAGGCGTCCCGCCTGTCTTCCGGCGATCCGCACGCCAAGGTTGACGCTTCTAGCTGGACCCCCTCTGAAGCTTTGGATACCACCGCAAAGACGGGAGCCCGCCCGGTCATGGGTCGGCGCTTCAAGCGCGGCGGCAAGGTTCTGACCGTCCACGGCGAACACGCCAAGCACCACGCCGGCCGCAAGCCACGCAAGTCCGGTGGTCGCGCTCTGACCGCCGATAGCCTCCTGAACCGCGATATGGTTGAGGCCAATGAGCAGCGCAAAGGCATCAAGCATGTCGGCGCCTTCAAGAAAGGCGGTAAGGTCCACCACAAAGCGGGTGGTGGTCCGATGGCTCCGGGCGAAAGCCCAACCGGGGCAACCGCGCTGAATCTGACGGAGCGCAACTTCACGCCGGGCCGTAAGCATGGCGGTAAGGCAGAGCATCCTGACGAGAAAGAAGACAAGATGCTGATCAAGAAGGTCGTCAAGAAAAGTGCTATCCGACCGGGTAAAGACGGTGGCGGACAGATGGTTGGGAAAAATTATTCTCAAAAAGCCAAAGAACTGATGGGTTCTGCCATGCGCGTTGCCGGTAAGCGCGGCATGGATCCTTATGACACTTCAACTTCACAAGGCAAAGCCTACAAAGATCTTTGGCGCTTGAAGGGTGGTACGCCTGAACGTAAAGCTGGTGGCGCTGCTAAACACCCGAAGGGCTGCGAGTGCCGCATGTGCGGCGGCAGTGCTTACGCCCACGGTGGTGAGATTCATGCCGATGGCTGCCGGTGCGAAAAGTGCATGGGCGGTCGCTCCAAGCACGCGCATGGCGGTAAGGCTAGTGGAGGTCGCCTTACCAAGCGTCGCGGCGGTTCCGCCAAAGGCCCGACGATCATCAAAATTGATGTGGGCACGCATCCTCATGGCGCGATGGGAGGCGGCATGCCTGATCGCCCGCCGGCTATGCCGGTTCCCGTTCCTCCGCCGGGGATGATGCCTCCGGGTGGCGCCCCGCCGATGATGCCTCCGGGCGCGATGCCGCCGGGCGGCATGCCTCCGATGGGCGGTCGTCCGCCGATGCCTCCGGGGCTAATGGGTCGCAAGACCGGTGGTCGCGTGAAGTACCCGATCCATGACGGCGCTGGTGGCGGTCTGGGTCGTCTGCAGAAGATCAAGGCTTACGGTCTGAAACCGGCCTGAAAATGACGATCGTGGGCGGTCGGGGTAACCTGACCGCCCTTTTATCTATCGGAATTACCTGTGAATCTGAATAATCTATTTGAACACGAGCTTCGCAAGCTCATTGAAGAAGAAATCAACCGTATCAGCGAAATACTCGCAAACGGTCTTGGCGTCGTTGATTACGCCGAATACAAGCACCATACAGGTCAAATCAGAGCTCTTCGCGGCGTTCTTGAACGATGCGATGAAGTGCAATCTATTATTTCCAAGCGATAACGGAGATTGATATGCCGGCAGTAGCGATGAAACATGAGAAAGATCCCAAGAAGATTCTTTTGAATTCACTAGGGGATCTGAGCGATATCGAGATCTATAACAATCAGATCCTTGTAGCCGTCTATATCCGGCCGGAAAAGACGATCAACGGCATCATCATCCCCGAATCCAACCGCAATGAAGACAAGTCGCAGGGCAAAGTCGGTCTTGTGATCAAATTGGGCCCTGATGCATTTGTCGATCACACCAATCAATGGTTCAAAGGCGTTGCTGTTGACTACAACGATTGGGTTGTTTTCCGCCCTTCAGACGGCTGGAGCGTCACGGTGAACGGCGTTTTGTGCAGAATGCTTGACGATATCAATGTTAGAGGGCGTATTCAGCATCCAGATCAGGTGTGGTAAAGGAGATTTTTTATGGCAGACGAATCAGAGCAGATCGAAATTGATATCAATGCACCGGATGAAGCAGAAAAGGCAAAAGAGCCTGAAGTTGCCGTTGCTCCTGCTGAAGAAGCGGTACAAAAGAAGGAAATTGAGCCCGATGAGGGCCTAGAAGCACTCAAAGCGCAGCTCGAACGCGAGAAATTTGCTCGCATCGAGGCTGAAAAACGCGCTAGAGAGCATGCAGAGACGGCTGCAAAGGCCAAAAACGAGGTGCAAGACAGTAATTTGCACCTTGTCAACAATGCAATCGAGACGGTTAAGCAAAATACCGAGATTTTGAAGTCTCAGTATGCCGAAGCGATGGCAACAAGCGATTTTATGCGTGCTGCAGAGATCCAGACGGCGATGTCTACGAACTCCGCCAAGCTTTTGCAGCTTGAGCAAGGCAAACAAGCTATTGAAAGCACGCCAAAATCCGCTCCTGAAAGGGTTATGCCGTCTGATCCGGTCGAGGCGCTTGCTTCGCAGCTTTCTTCGCGATCGGCAGACTGGGTGCGCCGCAACCCGCAGTGCGTGACCGACCCGCGCATGTACCAGAAGATGATTGCAGCGCACAATCTGGCGATGGCGGACGGTCACAAGGCCGACACCGACGAGTATTTCGCCGCAATTGAAGATACGCTCAAGATCAATCGACGCGAAAATGTCACTCGCAACGAAGATCCGACAGCAGATGCCGCCAAGGTCACTCAGAGGCGTTCTGCGCCTCCTGCAGCGCCCGTGACGCGGTCTGGAACCGCAAATGGATCAAGTCCTAATGTGGTTCGTTTGACCGCCGCAGAACGAGAAATTGCGTCCATGATGGGCATGACCGACAAGGAATACGCGAAACACAAGGTCGCGTTACAGAGAGAAGGCAAATTGAACTGAGGAGTGATTTATGGATAACGAAGTACCTACGGAAACGACAGTTTCTCCAGCACTTGCGGCAGCCAAAAAGCGTGGTCGTCCTGTCAAGAAGCCGAAATTTACGGCTCCTGTGCAAGTAACGCCTGTTGTGGCAGAAGAAACCGCAGTTTCTGATTTTTCTCTCGAGATTGGCGACACCGCCATGCCTGAAACGCCTTTTCGGGTAGATACCCCACCTACGGAGCGCCCTGTCATGCGTCCTGAATTGCGTACTGCGCCTAGAGAGGAAGACCCCAGAACTCGTGCGGCACGCCGTGCGGCTGAATTGCGCGACCACGGCGGCGTTGGTGGCGAAGGAACAGACGAGTTTTACATCGATCCTGCGGAAATTCCAGATGGCTGGGAATACGAATGGAAGCGGCGCACGGTGCTGGGTCAGGAAGACCCTGCGTATCAGGTTGCGGTCGCTCGTGCCGGCTGGGAGCCTGTTCCGGCCAGCCGTCACCCGTCTTTCATGCCCTTGAACAGCAAGCAAGTCACGATTGAGCGAAAAGGCATGATTTTGATGGAGCGGCCTAAGGAAATCAGCGACGAGGCTCGTCAGGCTGAAATTCGCAAGGCCAGAATGCAGGTTCGGCAGAAAGAACAGCAGCTTAATTCTGCCCCGGATGGGCAATTTGGCCGTCAGAAATCAGACGGTACGGGATTGGTTAAGGTCAGTAAATCATACGAACCCATTCCTATCCCCAAGGATTAATATCCTCAAAACGCCCTTCGGGGCGTTTTTTTTTGATTAATTGTTGACAATAATCAAAATTGAGGTTTAGTCTTGACATAACCCCGTACTAGGGTATGGGTTGAAACAAATTCCGGTCTTAAGTCGCCCGGCGCGATGACGACCTCCGTAAGGAGAATAACCGTCATGGCGAACAAATTCGCGCCATTTGGGTTCCAGCAGGCCAAGGGTACGGGCTCTGCCCCGACCTATGAGCAGGTTACCGGCGTCATCGATTCCGGCAACGGCACCCCGATTTATTTTTGCGATCCGGTTGATGAGAACGCTGGATACATCATTCAGGGCAATCCTTCGGCCTTCCCGATGGCTGGCGTTTTCGTCGGCTGCAAGTATCTGTCGGTCAGCCAGAAGAAGACCGTTTGGTCGAACTACTGGCCGGGTTCCGACAGCGCAAACCCTGTCGAGGCTTACTTCATCAACGACCCGAATGCACAGTTCCTCGTGCAGACCGGCAACTCGGCATCGCCCGGCACGGTTCCCGTGACGCAGGCGATGGTCGGCTCGATGATCAATTTTGCGGTCGGCTCTGGTAATGCGGCGAGCGGCGTCAGCGGCGCGTATGCGGACACCAGCACGATCATTGCTTCGGGTACGACGGGTTCGGCCGAGCTTCCTTTCCGCATTGTCGGGCTTGCCACGAATGTTCCTGCGGTTGCTACGGGTGCGGGCGCTGTTCCTTATAACCCGGCTGCTGCGAACAACTACATCATCGTGGCGTTCAACAACGTCCAGACTAAGTTCCTCGGAACGGTCTAAGGGGAGTAACAAAAAATGGCCGTTAATCTTAGTGCTATTAAAGACCTTCTGCTTCCCGGTCTCCGTGGAGTAGAAGGAAAGTACGAGCAGATAGCTTCGCAGTACGACAAGATCTTCACGAAGCATGATTCCAAGCTTGCTCTTGAGCGAACCGCCGAGATGCGCTACTTGGGTCTTGCCCAGTTGAAGACTGAAGGTGGACAGACCTCCTTCGACAACAGTGCTGGCGAGCGATACGTCTACAATCAGGAACACAATGAAATTGCGCTTGGCTACGCCATCACGCGCAAGGCTATTGATGACAACCTGTACAAGACGCAGTTTCACCCGTCGAACCTTGGTCTGATCGAGTCATTTCAGCAGACCAAGGAAATCTACGGCGCGAACGTGTTGAACACCGCGACGACCTACAATCCGCAGGTCGGTGGTGACGGCGTTTCGCTCTGCAACTACAACCACCCGATCGACGGTGGAACGGTTTCTAACACGCCGTATGTGCAGGTTGACCTCAACGAGTCCACCCTGCTCAACGCGATGATCGGCATCCGTACCAACTTCCGCGATCAGGCGGGTCTGAAGGTGTTTGCGCGTGGTCGCAAGCTCATCGTGCCGCCGCAGCTTGAGCCGACCGCTATTCGTCTTCTGAAGACGGAACTGCGTCCGGGCACTGCGGACAACGATGTTAACGCGATCTTGAGCACGGCGGGCGGTCTGCCGGAGTCGTACATGGTGAACGACTACCTGACCTCCCCGTATGCTTGGTTCCTTCTGACCAACATCGCGGGTCTGTCCTACATGGAGCGCGTCAAGTTTGAAACCGACATGCAGGTCGATTTCGTAACTGACAACCTGTTGGTTAAGGGCTACGAGCGTTACAGCTTCAGCTACTACAACTGGCGCTCGATCTGGGGCTCGTTCCCGACCTCGTAAAAGGAGACTCGCATGGGTACGACTACTTTTACAGGTCCGCTTCAGGCCGGAAACGTCCTGAACTCTGACGGCAGCGGCGTTCTCGCCGCCGCCGGCAGTGCCGCTGGCGGTACGCAGAACGTGGGTTACTGTGTGATGGCGCAGTCTTGCCATGTCACGCAGGCGACCAACGGAACGGTTGCAGGAAAGTTCACTACTCCGATTGTGGTTCCTGCAAATAGTCAGATCTTGTCTATCACTCTGTCTGTGGTTGGCGTTTGGAGCGGCAGCAGCAGTGATTTCACGGTCACTGCGACCGATTCTGCAGGGGGTTCTCTGTCGTTCTCGAACGGCACTTTCTCTGCTGCCGCTGTTGGTCTTGTTCCGGTGACCCCGGGGACTGATGTCAATACTGTTTTGAATTGGGCTAATGTTGGCTATAACCAATCTCCGGACACCGGTATTGGCGCTTGGGGCTCTGACATTCAGTTCATTCTTAACTCGTCAAATACCGGGACTGGTACTGGGTTCCTCACGGTCACCTATATCCAGTCAAATTCTCTCAACGTCTCTTATTACGAGTAAGGAACTCGCGCCATGAAAGGACATAAAGGTCACAAAGGTCGTCACCATAAGGCCGAGGGTGGTTCGGGTGGCGTTGACGATGCGGTGAAAGACGAAAGCATGAAGCCGCAGCGTTATAACCAGAGCAAGGTTGAGGACGAAGCCGAGGAGCGCAAGCACGGCGGCCGTGCGAAACGCAAGCACGGCGGCAAGGCGAAGCACCACGAGATGCCGGTGCATGGGATGCACTCCAAGCATCACGCCGGCCGTAAGCCTCGCAAGTCTGGCGGTCGCGCTAGTTCGGATGCCAACCCGCTCACTTCGGCGAGCGGCGAAGGATCGAATCCGCGCAGCAAATACATGATGAAGGTTCCGACCTCTGTCGGTGGGACCTGATTCAAGTCTGATCGCTTGATTAAAACGGGGGCTTAGGCCCCCGTTTTTCCTTGAGGAGCTGCTATGTCTGGCGCTTGGACTCGCAAGGAAGGTAAGTCGCCTTCCGGTGGATTGAATGAAAAGGGCCGCGCATCATTGCGTGCTGAAGGCCATAACATTAAACGTCCCGTCAGGGCGTCAGAAGCCGCACATAGCCCAGAAGCGGCACAGCGTCGGGATAATTTTAGGACCCGGATGTGCGGCATGAAGCATAAGCTGACTTCTGCCAAAACCGCGCACGATCCGAATAGCCGTATCAATCTGGCGTTGAAACGCTGGGATGTGAAGTGCTGACATGAAAAATTTCTGGGACAAGAAGATGCCGGAGGACCACGAGGTCAAGCATCTCAAGAAGAAACAAATTAACATGGCTAAGGCTAGGGCTCGCGCTGCTGGCCGTCCTTATCCAAATCTGGTTGACAACGCCGCAGTGGCGCGCAAGTCAAAGGGGCACTAAATGATTCCAGTAATTCTTTCCCAGACCGGCGCAGGATCAAGCCGCGCTTACCAGCCGGATCTCTGGATCGCTCCGTTCAACGTGGGATTCGGCGTCGTCGTTTCTGCTGGTGCGTCTTTGACGTTCACGGTCGAATACACGTTCGACGACATCCAGAATCCTTCGGTCACTCCGACTTGGTTTCCGCATCCGACCGCTGCGGGCAGTGCCAACTTGTCCGGTAACTTTGCGTTCCCCGTGAACGGCATTCGCCTCACGGTTGCAAATGGCGGGACCGGAGCCGCGACGCTGACCATTCTTCAGGCCGGGTCCGTAGGGGCCTAACGTGTCTCAGGGTTTTGTAGGGACAAATGGTGTAGTTGATCGGTGCAATACCACGATTGGTATTGCTGACCGACTTTTTGCCATTCCCGCAAATGCGATTGGGGGCGCTGGCGAAACGATGGTTTTTGCCACGCCCGGAGATTTGCTTCTTGAAGACGGGTCTTTCTTGCTGCTTGAGAATGGCGACAAGATTGCCATTCTTGCCTTTTAATTGGAGTCGCCATGACGGACAAAACTATTAGCCAACTTCCAGCAGGCGCTCCGGCACAGCCCACGGATTTGATTCCCATTGAACGCGGTGGACTGAACTACAGCCTTGAAGTGAGCAATATCTCTACGCCTCCCGGTGGGTCTACGGGGCAGGTTCAGTTCAACTCGGGCACTAGTTTTGGCGGCTCGTCGATGACGTATGACCCGACGCTGCAAAACTACACAATCCCCGCGCCAACGAATCCTACGGATATTTCACTTACTCAAGGCACTTTGGTTGTTAATGCCCCCCCTTATGACGGCATGGGCGTTCCATCACCGGCAATAACAGTAGTCGGATCTTCAAATCTTCCTCTTGCGTCCATTGCACTTGAAGATACGACAGCTACGATTCCGTATGCATTTGCATTGGAAGTTGCGGGAATCGCTACTCAACAAGCCGTATTTTATGATTATGTAAATAATTTTTTTGTTTGGAATTATTTTTACACTTCTGGAATTACAGGCGGTGGTGTTGATTTTACAAACACCGAAACGTTTCCCGGACCAAACGGTTCGATCAACGCGACTGGCTACTACCTAAACGGAGTCCCTTTTACGGGAGGCGGCGGTTCTCCCGGCGGCTCTTCCGGCCAATTTCAGATTAACGATGGTAGTGGTGGATTTGCGGGGATCGGGTATAGCGATAGCAACAACAATGTCGTTATTGGAAATAACAATGCTATAAATTTTTCACCTTCCAATTCTTTTATTGGAGGTGGAAACAATAATGAAATAAATGACGTCGATTCTGCTGTAATTGTTGGTGGCGATAGTAATTATATAAATGCACCATCTGCAACGATTGTAGGTGGAACTTCTAATACAATCCACGCCGATACAGCATTTATTGGTGGCGGTTCTAATAATACTAATTACGGCCAAATTTCTTTTATTGGTGGCGGCGAGAATAATGCCATCTACAATGGTTCATATAACGCCATCGTTGGCGGATATAACAACAGTTTCAATAACGGCGGCGATTATGGATTCATTGGTGGCGGACAAACCAATACTGTATCTCAAACTTTTGCTTCTGTTGTAGGCGGCTGTTCTAATACTGCCGCTGGGCAAACAAGCGCAGTACTTGGCGGTCAAAACAATACTGCTTCTGGGAATGGTGCTACGGTTCTCAATGGACAAAACAATACCGCACAAGGTGCAAATACCATTGCATCTGGCAGCTACGCACTTGCTGCGATTGACAACTCAACCGCAATCGGCGCTCTTAACACGTTTGGCACCGCTGGCGCGCCTGTACTTGGCGGGTCGCAAACCGCCACCGCGATATTTAGTCAACAGATACCGGCAGCGAATACCACCACGACATTCGACATCGACATCCCTGCTGGCATTGTTGCAACAGGCGATCTGACGTATCAGGGTACGGGATCGACGGCGAATGATTCGTATCTATCGGGCCGTACTCTCGCGGTGATGTCATACGGCACAAGCGGACTCGGCAACAATACGCTGTATCAGGTCTCGCAAGGCGACGGTGGAAGTTGGTCAGTATCTCTCGACCAGAACGGTAGCTTGACCGGATTTACCGTAACGATCACGACTGACGGTACGATGGACACCAACTGGACCTTCGCGCTGGTGATTACCAAGACCGCGCAATCTTTGACTTAATAGGAGACGACGATGACTGCGACTTTCACGACGACGATTACGGGGCTTGTCACGGCGGCTCAGCAGGGGTCGCTGACCGATGTGGTCACAGCGGTCAACTGGATGGTGGTGGCGAAGGACGGCAACAAGTTTGCCCGTAAGGTTGGTTCTACGCCGGTTGGTCCTGCCGATGCTGCCAAGTTCACGGCATTCCCCAACCTGACGCTTCAGCAGGTGCTGGCTTGGATCCCCGATCCTGCGACGCCTGAAGTTCAGGCGGCGTTGGTAGCGCAGATCGCAGCGCAGGTTCCTCCTGCCATCGTAACCAAGATGCCGCCTTGGTCGAACGTGCGTCTTGGAGTACCCGCTGCACCTGCCGCACCTGCCGCACCCGCGAAGTAATCTGCTTTAAAGGCATGTCATGGCAACCACGAATTGCAGTACCGGAACCTACAACTTATGCATAAATCAAGGTGCAACGTTTCTTCGCACCTTTATTTGGCAAACGTCAATTGGTTGCGGCTGCACTTCTAGTTGTGATTGCTCGACCACTTGCGGTAATCCCGTTGATCTGACGGGATATACCGCAGACATGCAGATTCGGCAGACCGTGCAATCCGGCACGATTTTGTTTGAAGCCAGCACCACCAACGGGCTTATCGTCCTTGGTGGCACCGATGGCACGATTGCCTTGACCATTCCAGCTTCAGATACGGGTGGATTCACTTGGCTCAAGGGCGTCTACGATCTCAATCTCGCATCTTCAGGTGGCGTCGTTACCAGACTTCTACAAGGATCTGTTTTAGTCTCGCCAGAAGTAACTCGATAATGGCGAACGTCACGGTAAATGACGACAACTGCCCGGGCACGGTTGTTGTAAACGAAACGCCTCCTACTCAAGTCATAGTCCAAGATGGCGTTCCCGCTCAGGTCATCGTCAATGAGTGTGAGCCTGAAGTCGTCACCGTTGTCGGCGCGACCAATACCGAGGTCGTCACTGCGCTCACTTTTGGCCCCCAAGGACCTACGGGTCCATTAGGCCCAACGGGCCCTACGGGTCCTGCTGGGTATGTGGGCCCTCAAGGCCCGACTGGCCCTACAGGACCGACCGGGGGGACTGGCCCCACAGGCCAAATAGGCCCTACCGGGACGCTTGGCCCTACAGGGCGGACTGGGCCCACAGGCCCTACTGGTTGGACCGGGCCGACTGGCTGGACCGGCCCAACGGGCTTTACGGGTCCCAGAGGCGTCACCGGCCCTACCGGATGGACGGGCCCCACTGGGGCGACCGGCCCCACAGGAAGGGCGGGAGACACGGGCGCGACCGGGCCGACAGGCCCCACGGGCCCAACCGGGTCGATAGGGCTATCAGGCCCCACCGGCCCCACGGGCTGGACTGGTCCTAGCGTTACGGGACCGACGGGCCCCACAGGTTCGACAGGTCCAACTGGCCCAACCGGAACGACCGGGGACATTGGCCCTACAGGCCCCACCGGCTGGACGGGACCAATAGGGCCCACTGGCGCGACAGGACCGACTGGAGACATCGGCCCTACTGGCGATATAGGCCCCACCGGACCTACCGGCTGGACCGGTCCCACTGGACCGACAGGCGATATCGGTCCCACTGGACCGACAGGCGATATCGGTCCCACAGGACCGACAGGGTGGACGGGACCCACGGGAGCGACTGGCGACACAGGTCCGACTGGACCGACCGGCTGGACTGGTCCAGTTGGTCCTACAGGCCCGACCGGCTGGACTGGTCCAGTTGGTCCTACAGGCCCTACGGGGTGGACGGGCCCGACAGGCGATATCGGTCCCACGGGAGCGACTGGCGACACAGGTCCAACTGGACCGACGGGACCGACTGGCTGGACTGGTCCAGTTGGTCCTACAGGACCTACGGGATGGACGGGCCCCACAGGCGCCACTGGTGATGTAGGCCCAACAGGTCCCACGGGTTGGACTGGACCTCAAGGTAATGTTGGCCCAACAGGACCGACTGGCTGGACTGGACCTCAAGGGAATACTGGCCCAACAGGACCGACTGGCTGGACTG